TTGTAAGAAAGGATTGAAAATTACAGTTAAGAAAGTTTTCTCCTATAGAAAGAGAAAGACTTCAATGATTTCCGGATAATTGGACGGATGGAATATCTTATTCCTGAAGATGTAGTCAAACATGAAATGCTATCAGTGTTAATATCGCAACTGCTATTTTTAAAAATTTACTATAAAACCTATGTCACAAATTATATACAAAGAATGAAACAAAGAAACGACGATAGAACTCAATAATCCGAGTTCTCGTGACTTTATATCTGCATGTGTGCAGCTAGCTATGCTGATTTGATTCTGTTGAGATGACATCGAAATGGCCTTGACTCAAATGGATGAGTCTGATTATGATATTTTATAATTTCAATATATGTTTGTACAACATTGAACAAGAACTATATATAAAATTCATTGCACATATTGTGGGAAAGAATATGAAGTTGAAACAGATTCCGATATTCCTGAAAAGTGTGAATGTTGAGTTTGAAGGAATGAAGTGATGTCATGTGATTTACCTTTTTAAATATTGATACTATGGGTGATTTTGATTTCAAAGAACATATACATACAAAAACTATATATCAAGATAGTGAATGAAATGAGATTCAAGAAGATAGATTATGATTAAAAGATAGTGGTGAAAGATCTTTTGTGTTTGTTAATAGTAAATATTGAATGTCAGTATATTGAGATTACTGATATTGGTGTTTTTGTAGGAGTTTTTATCCTGAAACCGCCTGAGAAATATATTTATGATATTTTGCTGAGAAAGTATGAATTGCCAATAATAACACTAGAACTCATATTTTCGATGAAACATCTGTAAGAAAATCTATAGATGAAAAAATAAAATCACTTGAGGATGATTGTCTTGAAGATAATGAAACTGAAATTGATTGGTGGAGAGATTTATTGCAGTATGTTGAAGATGAAATTGAATATAAATATCAAGCATATAGAGATCCTTTTAAACCTGATTGGATTGAGTATGAAGATATTCCTGATTGAGAAATTGTAAATCCCAGACTATGAATTATACTTGAAGCTTTTAAGGAGATACAAAGTAGAATTTCACATGATATTAAAAATAATAATTCTTAAATATAGAGACTATGAAAAAAGTATCAGAAATAATGGAAATAAATTGATTTGATAGAGTATGAAATCAATATGGCAGAGATGATTGAATACAGGTAAATAATTTAAGTGTTAAAAATGTAGTATTCTGAGATGGTACAGTTAAAGATTTTAATAACGAATTTGAATTAATTTGATATCTAGCTCTCAGATGAATTATTAATAGATTATTTTAATTTTTGAATATATAGACTATGAAACCAATAGATAAACTCAGAGAAATACTCTGTAAAGTCCCAGAGATTAAAGAGGATTTGATGGAATTAAAATTTTGAAGCTTAGTAGTTCTTAAAAACTATTTTTGAGAAAAGAAAATAAATCTATGAATTGATGCTTTTTATACGGAGTTTAAAGTGTGCTGTATTGATTCAATGTTTACTAGAGATGATGTACAAAAAATCATCTGAAACCCAGTACAAGAACGCCACTTAAGGATGTACTTTAAGGAACAGTTCTGAGGTTGATATAGGTTTACGCCATATATAAATATGGATGGATGATTTTACATATGAGATAATTTTTTTACAGATTCAGACAACACCAAAGACCTCCAAGACCAAGAAGACTCAGTTATACAATCCATTGTTGATTTTTTAGAATCTAATAAATAATACCATGAGAAATCCAGAAGAAATAAACGACATTTTCTCTCTTACAGATGAAGAGGAACAAAAATTCACAGATGCAGAGCTTCAATCTATAGCGGAAAGGACTCCTGCTGATATTATTCTCCCATTTTGAACCAGAAGAAGATACATGGAGAGAATGAAGGTGCTTTCTCACATGAAATTTAAAGAAATTGAATGAGGTGAAATAAATGCAACTCTCACAGCAACAAATCTCATTACAGCATTTATCATTTCTCCAGAACAAAAGGAAGATCTTGTAAAATGCAGAACTCAAGATCAACTAGATGAAAAGATTGCAGAACTTGCTGAAGATTCAAGTGTGAGGATTGGAGATATTCTTGATTATTAAAAACATCAAGTAATGTTGCATATTGTTGCATTTGGAGTATATTTTACATGATTTATTATATAATTCTCTTTTATGAGCAAAGAAAAAAAACTTAAAAAAGAAACTGTTGAAACAAAAGCTGAAAAGCCAAAAACACTCAGTAAATTTAAAGCGTGAGACGTGAAGTTATGATTTGACCTGGAAAAAGTTCAAGAAGGGAAATTTGTTGTAGTGAAAGTAGAAATTCTTTGAGAAGATGTTTTCACTCCAGAAACAGCAGAATGAGAAGGTGAATCTCTCCCTATTCCGATTTACAGAGTGAAAATCAAATGAGAGGAAACTCGTCTTGAAAAAGATTTCGCTGAGAGAAAACTCAAAGACTCTCGAAAAGAGCTGCTTGAAGATAGTCTCAAGCACTGTACTGATTTCATCACTAAATCAGATGAAATCATTGAAGATTTTGAAAGAAGGATTGCAGCAACAAAAAGATGAAAAAATGTTGCAGAATGACACAGAAAAAAACTCGAACGAATGATGAAGTAATAATTTAACTTTTCGATTTTATGGCAATCACAAGACCAAAGAAAGACCGAAAAGAGAGTAAAAGTCAACCTGTTGGGAAAAACAAAAAAAACACTAAGAAAACAAAGGAGGAAAACAGCAAGGAATTATCAAGAGATATTGCATGAATATCCTTCTGAGATTGAAGACCTCCCATATTCAATACTGTTGAAGAGATGCAGTTGAAAATCATTGAGTATTTTAATAGTGAAGCAAGTAAGCGTTCTTTTTTTACAAAGGATTGACTTGAGATAAAAGTCCCTCATCCGACTATCACATGACTCTCTTTATGGCTTGGATTTTCTAGCAGATCAACGTTTTATAACTACTGACAAAGGGAGGAGTTTTTGTACACTATAGAAAAGGCAAGGACTTTCATCGAGAATCAGTACGAAAAAATGCTCGCAGACAATCCAACATGAGCCATTTTTGCACTTAAAAATTTCTGATGGAAGGACACGCAAACAATTGAGGGTGAGATGACGAACAACAACAAAAGTGTTTCAGTTACTTATGAAGCTTGAAAATATGAGAATCTTTGAGAGGATGGAGAACCTATTGAAATTAAAAAGCCAAAGAAGACTGTTAAAACAAAGAAACTTAAAAAATAATTCATTTATTTTGAATAAAACACAAATTATTATTGTAGCATTTTTATGTCTTTTATCATTTATGGAATGAATGAGGACAGCATTCACTCTTGATGATGAATATGGAAATAGACATTATTACACTGTTGAATTCTGGTGTGACAGATATGAGTGAGCTGAGATGCTTTACAATGAGGACTGAAGCATGTCTGATACATGCTACAAGGACGGAGCTTTTTATAATTTAAACGTTGAAAATCATGAAAAATAGATTTGTTGCGATATTCTTCGCTGTGTTCTTTGGATGGCTAGGAGCTCATAAATTCTATCTTGGAAGATGGGTTCAATGAATCCTGTACATCATATTTATGCCGATATGTGTGTTCATATCATTTCTGGAAGCACTTCAGTATCTATTGAGTGGGAAAGAATGGTTTGATATCACATTCAATGCTGAATATATGAGAAATAGAGATTATATTAAAAATAGAAACAAGTAATGAAAGAGAAAATAATAAAATGGATACAAGAGCAACATTTTCATCTTGAAAAATCAAATTTTAAAGACTGAGAAGAACCTATGGAGATGAATGGAGATGATGACATGGCTGTAGTTGATAGTATAGAGCTTGAAAAATTCATAAATAAATTATAAGATGCATAAAGAAAATATAGTTTGTGCAGCAATACACTACGACGACTGAAGTGAGATTGTTCACAATTGTAAAAATATAAAATCTTGAGTTGTTATATCTTGATATCGTCATTCTCATTGCTATTGAGTTTTATGAAGATATGAAAACCTAAAAGATGTTGATCACAAGAAAGTTGATCAATGATTTCTCACTTCACAAAACAGATATGTCTGAAGAGAGGAAGCATTAAAAATAGTGTTATGAAACAATCAGGAGTTAAGGACTCCTAGAGAAAGACTAAAAAAAGTAAAGATTTTATTTTCAGAAGATCTATATTAATGAAAGTGACTAGAACATATATGCGACTTTCCGAAACGAAAAAGAGAATTGTCCTTTCTCGTGGATGATCTTCAAGCTCAAAAACTTATTCAACAGTTCAAATGCTTGTGAAATGGTTATATACTTGAGAATTTCGACGTGATGAATGGATTTACGAGGGAGTAGCAACAGTTGTGAGAAAACACTCTGTTGAACTCTCTCGTTCTGTTTTACGTGATTTCAAGAATATATGTCGTGATGAATGATTTTTATTCAGCAACAGATCTTGGTGATGAAAAACATTTAAGGAAAACAAATCAGAAAGGACGTATGAATATGAATGAAGAACACTTGAATTCGTTTGACTCGATGATCCGGAAAAAGCGAAAGGGCCACGTCGTAAGATTCTTTATTCAAATGAAGCAAACAATATCGATTACAAAGTTTTTATGCAGCTGCTTATGAGAACTGAAGTGGTTGCAATTTGTGATTGGAATCCAGATGATGAAGATATATGGCTCAAAACAGAGATTGAGGACAAGAGATTCTTCGAAAAAGGAGATGTGGACCTTATTGTGTCAACATTCAGAGATAATAGATATTTGACTGATTCAATTGTTGAGGAGCTTCTTTGACTCAGAAAGAGTGATCCCGAATTATGGAACGTTTATGGAAATTGACATTATGGACGTATAACATGAGCTATATTTACCAAAGGTGAACACTGGGATGTGATTGAAGATCTTCCAACAGATAAAGATTGAAATCTGGAGTGTAAAAAGAAATGATACTGACAGGATTTCTGATTTTCAAATGATCCAACAACAGTTGTTGGGATTTATGAATATTGAAAAGACACAATTATTCTCGATGAAGTTTTTTGGAAAACAAACTTAATCAACACATATCAGGATGATTCAAATAAGCAAGCATCTATCACATGACAATATGAAATGCATTGAATTGAGAAACATGAAAAAATTGTCGCTGATTCAAGTGAACCAAAATCGATCGAAGAAATATATCATGCATGATATAATATTCATCCTGTAAAAAAAGGCCCTGGATCTGTTGTGTCATGAATCAAGATGATGAAGAAGTTCAAAATATTGATTACAGCACGAAGCGTGAACCTTATAAAAGAGTTCTCGAAATATGTTTGGGCCACTGATAAATATTGAAAACCTCTCAGAGATAGAGAGTGAAGACCGATTCCGCTCGATAAATTCAATCATGGGATTGATGCTTCCAGTTATGGTATAAGGACATTCTTTGAAGGACAACAAGAGTTTTTCACTTGATTCTTTTAAATTTTTGATTTTTTGTAAAAATACGTAATATGAGGGAAAGATCTATTCAAGCATGCAAAAATAATCTAACCTTATAAAATATGAATTTTTTTTGATATAAGCTTCCTTTCACTAAAGAAAATAAATCTGCAAGTGGATTTGGTGGCTCTTTTTCGTCTATGATTACATGAGTATCAGAGGAAAAACCAATGAACTTCAATACATATTATGATATGTACGCAAGAAATGCTGATATTAAAAGTTGTGTTAGAGAGATACAAAACACGGCCGGTAAAAGTGGATTCAAAATCACTAAAAAAACATGAAAAAAAGATAATAACGGAAAACACATATACAAGGAAATAGATGAAAATGTATTTATTTCATCATTTTTCTCTGAATCAGCGAGAAATCTCACAAGAAAAGAAGAAGATAAAGTGAAGAATATAGATAATTGGGCAGCTTTCAATATGCTCAAGAAGGAATTCATTAAACATAAAAAAATATCTGGAAATTTATTTCTCCTGAAGAAAAGAAATGCTGTTGGGAAAATTCACAGCGTAAAAGTTCTTGATGCGAGAAATGTTTCTATTATCACAAATGTATGACTCGAGGTTCTTTATTATGTTGTAAGACAATGAGGATCAGTATATCAAGTGAGTCCGGAAAATATGTATCACTTCGTTTCTACTTATGATGTGCAGGATGAAGTATTTTGATGAACAGATTTATCTTGAATCATATATCATGCATATTGAGATAACGAAGCATCTGTATCGAATTACTTTGCAATGCTGAATAATTCTGTTCCTGCCGGATTATATGTCCTAAAAGATGGAGTCGATGAAAAGACAGGAAAAAGGATTCTTGATGAAGTAAAAAACGCTGTTACTTGAAGTAAGAACAGAAATAAATCCATCGTATCAAATGCAATAGCAAAATTCGAACAGATGGCTAACACTCACAAAGACATGAACTTCGTTGAGATGCAAGAATTCAACTCGAAAAAAATATGTTCTGCAATGTGAGTTCCGAAAGAAATCATAAACTATAATGATAATTCAAATTATTCAAACGGAGAGATTCAGTATAAAAAATTTATAGAAAACACTATCAGACCAGAAGAAGAAGAACTGAATCTTATATTCACAACTATTCTTTGAGATATACTCCCGGATTTATGGTTCGAATGTATTGATAATCATATCAATGATAAAGAGAATAAACTCGATATTGCTGAGAAGGCAGTTAAAAATTGATTCTGGAATAGGAACGAAGCAAGAGAATATATCTGAAATGATAGAGTTGAAGAAGATCTCATGGATTCATACACTGTCGACATGTGAGTGAAGCTTATAGAAGACCTGGAGTTCGACATCAATGATCCGTCTTATGTACCACCAAAAGAAGAAGATGACACCTCAAATGACTAAACAAGAAGTATTTCTGAGAAGACAAGAAGCAAGAATTCAAAAAGGGATTCTTGCTATTTTTCGTAAACAACAGGATGAATTGATAAAAATTCTCTCAAGAGAAGTGAAATCATATTCCACAAAAAGCATTGAAGATGACGTAGAATGGTATTTAGAGAACATAAAATCACAAATTCCTGACTATCTATTCGTAGCATTGCAATACACAATGGATAGAGCCTACAAGCAGTCACTCAAGCCATTCAAAAAGTACATGGAGGATTATGCATCATGACTTGTGTTCAATATAGAAAGTGAGCCAGCTGTGAGATTTCTTAGAAAAATGCAGACTTTGCATCTATCTGAAAGGGATGGATCTATATATAAAACCACGAAGCAACAAATTTTGACAATACTTCGTGACTGAGTAAGATTGGGGAAAAGCTACTGAGAGATTGCAAGGGAAATTAGAGATACGCAACCATTCGTTTTTTCCAAAGCAAGAGCAAAGCTCATTGCAGTGCAAGAAACATGACAGGCGTATGGTTGGGCGAACTTCGAACCTGCGAAAATAATGTCCTCGAGATGATTCAAAATGGAAAAACACTGGTGGACAAGTAGGGATGATAGAGTAAGACCAACACACACGGATAACATGAAGCAATGATGGATTGATATTAAAAAAATTTGGACTTGAACATGAGACATGTATGCTCCGAGTAAAGAGTTTAATTGCAGATGTACATCCACATTCAGAATAGTATGATAATTCTTAAATAAAACACTATGCGTAAAACACAATATTTTCAAATGGAGTTCAAGAATGTTGACGTGAAGGAAGAAAATGGAAAATTAATCATTGAATGATATGCATCAACTCCTGATGTTGACTCATACAATGATATTGTAAAACCAGAAGCCTTCAAAGACACTATGGTTGAATACATGGAAAAGCATAAAGGTCAAATTCTCCTACAGCATATTAGAGAAAAAATAGTCGGAAAAACTATCGATTATAGAATCGATGAAGGATGACTATGGATTAAAGTTGAACTTTATAATGATATTGATGGACTATTTAAAAATATTCAAAGCGGAATGATTTCTGCTTTCTCTATTGGTTTTAGGGCATTATCATGGGAAATTAAAAAGGAAGATGAAAAAAGAATTCGTGTAATCACAAAACTTCAGCTCATTGAAATATCTGCTGTGAATGGTCCAGCAAATACAAATGCAACTTTCTCTCTATCTAAATCAATCAAATCATTCTTCGATAATCTCGAAGGATTAAAAAGCCTTGCTACTGGTGCTTATGAAGTAAAGAGTGCTGGAAATATTCATGATGACAAGGAAGAACTTGATGAGAAAGATATTAGTTTTGAAGAGGAAACAAAAGAAGAAGAAACTACTGAAGAAAAAGATATTTGACTTGAGGAAGAAAAAAATGACGATGATGGAGAAAAAGGAGAAGAAGATGATAAAGAAGAAAAATGACTCGAAGCAGAAGAATCTCTCAACTCTGAATTAAAAGATTTGATCCAGAGGGAAATGTGAGAAAAAAATCATGTTTGGATTTGTGAGATTTTTGAAAAAGAATTCGTTTTTAGTGTTTGGAACAAAGATGAAGAAATTGAAGCGTATTATAGAAGATGATACAAATCAGAGGATGGGGTTGTAATTCTCGAATGAGAAAACGTAAAAGTGAAACCAGAAAAAAGATGGGTTGATGTTGTAAAATCAAACATTGAAGCACTTGAAGAAAAAGATGAAACTCCAGAAGGGGCAGCACCAGAAGGAGGAGAAGAAATTGAAGAAGCTGAAAAAGAAGACAAACAAACCGACGACGCTGAAAAAGGAGGTGAAAGCCCTTCCAATGGTGACGAGGATGTTAAAAGCGCAGAGGTGAAAGCCCTTGAGGAGAAAGTTGAATCTCTTGAAAATAATGAAACTGAGCTAAAAGGGAAACTCGAAGCAAAAGATCAAGAAATTTCAGACCTGAAAGAACAACTTGAAACTGCTGAGAATAATCTCGAAGCAAAAGAAGAAGAAATGAAAGAATATCTCTGACACGGATGAGAGACTCTTGAAAAGAAATCTTCAAAAGATTGAGGAGAGAAATCAACTCAAGCTTGGGTGTATAGCGAATATTAATATATAACTTTTTTGATAAAGATGGAATTCACAAAAGTAAAAAGTCCTCAAGAACTCCTTAGTTTCGTTGGAAAATGTTTTCAAGACGAAGGAATGGACAAAAAACAATACGATCTCGATGCATGTATTGAGATGAAAAAAGAACAAGGAGCAATGGAAACAAAAGCAAATGAAGTTGTTCATACTGGAAATACTGGTGCTGGTGCTGAACTAGTTCCTGGATCTATCCAAACAACTGATTTCCTTGATCTTATTCCAAGAATATCTGGCCTTCTTGGTGCATTTACTGGTTTTCATGGAAGAAATCTGGATAAAATTCAAGAAGTTCCTGTTATTGGAGAACTCCCTTTTCATGATTTAGGAACTGAATGGACAACTGGTGCTGGTGCTCTTTCTCAAGGTAAAGGGAAACAACCAACTGCAAAAATCACTCTTACTCAAAAGAAATATGAATTTTCTGTTGATATTTCTGATGAACAAGTGAGATTTGTAAATATTGTTGATATGGTTGCTCTTATCCAAAGAAAACTGGCTCTTTCGGCTGCTAGAACTCAAGAAGCTCTTGCAGTGAATGGTGATGTTGTAACAGCTGCAACAGGGAATGTAAACTCTGATAACGCTGCTCCTGCATTAACTAAATATTATCTTGGTGCTGATGGAATCAGAAAAGCAGCTCTTGCGAATGGTGCTGATGTTGGTGCTCTTACATTCGACGACTTCCTGACAGTTCTCGGAAATCTTTCTGATAACTATTCAAGTCCTGAAGAAGTTATCTGGATGTTTAATCATTCTACATATACAAAAGCTCTTGGAGTTGATGAATTCAAAGATTACGCTAAAAATGGAAAAGCTTCGACTATCCATACTGGTGCTCTTTCGAATGTTCTCGGATCTGATGTATTTGTTCCAAGAGACTTTGGAAAAACTGAAGCAGATGGTAAAATCCATACTACTGCTGGAAACAACACAAAAGGTGGTTTCGTTGCTGTTCATAAAGGATTCGTTCAATACGGATATTCTGGTGAATACCAAATTGAAATTGCTCGTGTTACTGGAAAAGGTTTTCAAATTTTCGGACACTACTTCATGGCTCAGAATACTGCGGACAACGCAACAGGGGATTCTGATATCGTAGCAGAACTCGGAAAAATGGTTGCTGGTGGTTACAATGTTACTCTGTAATTGAAGCAAAAAAGAAATCTCAAGTCTCGGCTTGAGGTTTCAAATTTTACTTTAATATTAAAAAATAAACTATGCAAGCATACCAATACATAGGGAAAGAATACACTCTTATTTCTCTTATTGCTGGAGAACCTAAAGTGAAAGTTGTTGAAGGTGAAGTTGTTGAAAGTGATCTTCCAGAAAGAAACTTTCTCAGAGCTGGATTTCAAATTGTTGATGGTGAAAATGCAACAAATACCACTTCTGAAAAACCTCTCACAAAACCTGAATGTGTAGCTATTCTCGACAAAGCAGTTGAAGAAGGTAAAATAGAATCATATAAAAAAGGTGATCCAGTTGCTAAATTAAGAGAACTTGTTGAATCTCTTGGAAATACAGATGACAACAATCAAAATGAAAATCAAAACAATACAGAAGGAGGAAACGATCAAAATGAAAATGGTCAATAAAAAGTTGTAATATTAAATTTGATCTAAAATGTATATAGAAAAAACAGATCTAACGAATCAAGGAATAACTTGATCAGATGCATATTTAGATTCCCTTATTGCTAGAGCGGAAGCAGTTTTTAATACCCTTATCGGAGACGAGAAGGGTATTGTTTCACAAGAAAGAACAGAAGAACTTGAAGAAGTGTATTCTCAAAAGGAATTCCAGTTGAAATACATGAATCCAACATCTCTTACAACAATAAATGGGGATTCTATAGATGCTGCAAATCATAAAATAATCTGACAAAAGTTATTATTAAAAGATGCTGTGAGTTCTCTCACGGATTTTCCGTTCTTATGTACTATTATTTACACTGCTTGATATGCTTCAGATTCTATTCCGGAAGATGTAAAACAGGCTTGTCTGACTATTGCATGATATTTTCACAATACAAAGACATCTCAATGAGTTTCGTCTTTCTCTCAAGATCTTCTGCAAGTAAGTTATTGAGCAAAAGAAGAATATGATTATCTCGAGAAAATGGGTCAATCATCTATTATAAATAAATATAAACAGTATTATGCTTATTCACTCTAATGCATCAGTAGAAATACAACGAATGGTGGAAACTTCATGAACTGAATCTCTAAGCTCCGTAAAAACAGATTACGGAGTTTATATCAATGCTAGAAGTGAAAATCTTTCTGATGCAAGAGATGGGCAGAAAGCATACGAGGAATTTTTAATGATGACTGATTGATCTTTCGATATAAGGACGTGAGATAGAATTATTTGGTGAAGTAGAAATTTTGTAGTACAATGAGGTCGTGAATTCAGTGATCTCACTTGAAAGCACTGACAATATAAAATTATGGAGAAACATGACGAATAAAATCATATTAGAATCAAGCTTCGACTTCAAGGATCTCTCTGGAGAACTTGTTGACGAAATTTCGATGATATGATTATTCAATACGAGTGAGGATGCCATACATCAATCTCAAGAAAATGCTCCATACGAGACAGGGAAACTGAAGCAGAGTATATGAAGACAACCAGGATCAGTTGGTACAAAAACAAAAAAGGTTGTAGTTGGTCCAAGATGAGTTGTTTATGCAAGAAGAAGGGAATTTGAGAACTTCAAAAATCCTGATAGGAAATTTTATATGAGAAGGACTTATAAAAAAATAAAGAAAACAGCATCAGAACATTATGAGGAAGCTGTACAAATAGTATTAAAACGTCATAAATTAATATAATGTTTACAGGAAACGCACAGAAAATATTTGACATAGTGAATAGCTTAGTTGCAACAACTAAGCTTACAGTCGTTTATAATTACGATACTAAAACTTCTGATTCATATCCATATTCAACAGTGTCTGTCTGAAACTGAGAATCAGACTTCTATGATACAACAAATAATGAAATGATTTCAACATACATAGTTTCTGTATACTATAGAGACAAGAATATTGACACGACTGAATGATATATCAGAGAATTGGTTGATCAGATATTGACAGAACTCAACAAAAAAACAAATCTTACTCTCGAGGGAACTGTTACTTATATGAAACCTGTATGAATTCAGTGGTGATGGATTGAAAGTGATGAATCAAAAAGGGTTTGTGACATATCGGTTGAAGTAAAGGAAAATATTTCAGTATAATTTTACTTTTTTATAAAAAAGAATATTATGAGTCAAAAGAAAACAGCAAAAAAAGAGAAAACTCTTGAAAAATTCGTTTTTCCGGATCATGGGACTATAGAAGCGAAAAATATGGAGGAGGCTCAAAAGAAATTTTTATCTTCTAAAAAATAGCAAATGGCTTTAGAAATTTGAAGAAAACATTCGTTTGGACTAGGGATTGAATCAACAGCAGGAACAGAGGATGCGGCTGATGTATATATTCCACTTACAAACGGAAAATTAATTCCAAAAACTGAAAAAACAACTCAGGAAAATGGAGTTTGAGTAATTGATCAAGTGAGTGAATCTTATGTCACTCAAAAAATGAGTGAATTTCAATGATCAGGAAGCATTAAATCTAAATCGATTGGATGGCTTCTTTTAATGGCTTTCGGAACTGCTGGAAGTCCAACTACTGTTGAAAGTGGTGTTTATTCTCATGCTTTCTCGAGAAAGAATGACAATTCTCATCCTTCAGCATCTTTTTATCATGTGAATGCAACTCAACAAGAAAAATCTCTTTATCACATGCTGAATAGTATTGATTTTAGTTTTGAGATTGGTGAAAAAGCAGCTTTCACTGTTGTCACAACAGGACAAAAAGTTCAAAACGCAAGTGGACTGACTGCGAGTTTCCCTTCTGATGATGAAGATTTTCTCGTGAATTGTATGGAGGTTAAAATCGCTGACACTGTTGCGGGACTTTCTTCTGCACAGGCTTTTTCTATTCAGAGAGCGAGCCTTTCTATTCAAAAGAATCTTATGCAAGTATTTGGGACAAAGACAGGAAATGACTGTGAATATGAATTCCAAAGCCAACACAATCAAGCTTTTGCAATAAGTGGTGACTTTGAATTAAAACTAGACGGGAAAACATATCAAGAAATATTCGAAGATGGGGATTATAAAGTAATGCAAATCACTTTATCTGGAAAGACTCTCATCTGAGCAACAAAATATAACGAATTAAAATTTACTATTCCAAAAGCATCATTTGAATCTTTTGATACATCAGATGACCTGGATGAAATTATCAATCAAACTGTTGGATTTATTGGAATGTATGATGCAGCAAATGGAACTTCTACTTCTGCAACACTACAAAATGAGAGATCTTCTCAATATAGCTCTTAATATTAAAAAAACTTATGGAGGTTAAAGTAATTATAAACGGAGAGGAAAGAACTCTCAAAGCTAAAGATGTAACAAGAAAAATGACTCGTGAAATCAATGAAGTTCTATTTAAAGGAGTTGAAATTGATATGAGTGGAGGTGATGATCTTGATAATGTTGATTTCAAACTTCCTATGGAGAATGTTGAAAGATCAAATGAACTCAGAGTTAAGCTTATTTTTGGTCTATCTCAAGATGATGTTGATCAACTCAAAGATCAAGATTTCAAAAAACTCGTTGATGCTGCAAGTAAAAAAAAATAGATGCGATAAACGATAAACTCAAAGATATTAAAAAGCAAATTTCAAGAAATTCTATCAGTTGAGAATACTGAGATTATGTTCTTATGACAAAGTTGTGGAATTGTCCCCCCAGTATATTTGAGGAGCAGACAGAGGAAAACATACTTTTGCATAAGAGCATTTTTTCTTTAGAATTGAT